AATTTAAACTCTACTAACACAATAAGCGTGTTGACAGCTCCAAGTGATGCAACTGTTTTAATTAAACAAATACAAATTAATAATGGTTCAACTAGTGCTGTAAATTTAAGTGTGCAAGTAACAGATACTTCAGCTACAACAACTTTTAGAATATTTAATGAGTCTGTCACAGCATCAACTACTAAAGATATAATTAATCATACCTTGGTGTTAGAAGCCGGTGATATTGTAAAAATGACAGCAGGAACTGCTAATGAAATTCAAGGTATAATATCTTATGCGCTATTAGATAGATCTCAGGAGAATGGCTAAGATATCTATATTTCAAGATTCAATACTTTATAAATCTGTAATTGATAAAGATTTAAAAGAAACAATTAAAAGTGTTTTAGAAAATGAAATACAAAATAATTCAGGAAATATTTTATCTAATCAAGGTGGGTATCAAACTAAAAATATAACAAATAATTTTATTTGTGACAAATTATTAAAAGAATCTGCAGAGTTAATTCTTGAAAATTACAAGTTTACTAAAGTAAAAATTTCTATGCAAAACTTGTGGATTAATAAAAATTATAAGGGTAATTACAATAGTCCTCACATACATCAACTTTCAAATTTTTCAGGTGTTTACTATGTCGAAGTATCTAATAAAGGTGGTCAATTAATTTTTTATAGAGGTGACAAATCTAATCAAATGTTAGAGATACAAACTTTAATTAAGGACAAAGATTTTGAAGAAGAGACTCATATATCTCCTGTAGTTAATCAACTTATAATTTTTCCATCTCATTTATTACATATGGTTAGTCCACATTTTGAAGAAAAACCTAGAATTTCTGTTTCATTTAATATAAGTATAGAAAAACATGGCTAAACAAAAATTTGTACATTTTGTTCCAAGACCAAAACCAAGAAAAAGACCTGGTAGGCATAAGAAAAGACTTAACAAAAATGAAAAAAGAGATTATAAAAGATACGCTAAACAAGGAAGAAAACAATGACCGAGCCAATAAAAATACCTGCAGTAGCAAAAGAAATAATAAAGCACAAAAGAACAGGAAAAGTATATGATACTAAAGCTGATTTTGATGCTGATGTTGCTGATCCCAATACTGATACTACTGTGGATGATTTCAGACAGGACTTAGAAATAACCGTTACAAGAGCTGGTAACATAGGTGCTAAAACAAAAGAATAATGCAACCTAAAGGAGCTACTGAAATACAGCATGAGTTACTTGAAAAATATGTATCTAAGGATTTATTAAATAAGTTTCAAATATGTACATCTATTCCAGGAAAAGTGCCACTAGA